TTAATCATCACTTTTCGCCGTGGCGAAAGCCTGGAGCTTAGCCCTGTTGTCCGGCGTGACCGTCGTCTTTGCGACGTAGTGCCGCGCCGTCACATCGGTCCCGGCGTGGCCGAGCTGGGCGGCCGACTCACTCATGTCGTCGGACGCGAGCAGGGTCGCCACAGCCTTGCGGAAGCTCTTGGGAACGACACCCTCCCAGCCGTGGCGCTCGCGCGCCGCGCGCCATTGGTCGCGGAAGTTCGTCGGGTCCCGCAAGGACCCGACCGAGCTGGCGAAAACCACGTCGTCGACGGTCGGCCCAGCGTTGACCTTCCGCGCGAGCAGCACGTCGACCGCGAACTGTGGCAGTTGCAGGCGCCGCCGCGACGCCGAGGTCTTGGGATGGGTCTGCCGGACGAGGCCCTCGCCCTTCTTGCGGATGATCGTCCCGGTGATCGTCACCGTAGGTACCTCTGCACCGAGGTCGAGGTCGGCCCATTGGATCGCGAGTAGCTCACCGAGGCGGACGCCGGTCGCGGCGAGCACGTCGACCGCGTCGGCGAGGTCCTGGCGCACGGCGACCTTGTCGGCCCGCAAGGTGGCGCGAAGCTCGAACACCTCGTCGACCGTGAGCGCCACGACCTCGTCGGCCTTCTTGGCCTCGACCTTGACACCCGTCATCGGGTCCGAGGTGATCGCACCGAGGCGGAAGGCGGTCCGCATCATCCCGGCCAAGTTGGCGCGGACGAGCTTCGCCGTAGGCTTGCCGACCGCCTTCTCAATTCCGTCGAGGTGGCCCTGAAGGCGTCCCGGCGTCACCTCTCGCAAGCGAACCGACCCCAGTCCCCTAAACGTCTCGTCGCCGACGACATAGCGCTCGGTCACCTCGCGGTAGCGCCGACGAGTGTTGTAGCTCTTATCGCTCTCGTCGAGCTTCCCGAGGTAGTACTCCGCAAGGACTGACATCACGGTCTCGCCGTCGATCGCGCTCGCTGTCGTCTGCCCTCCCCAGTCGCGGCCCTTGAGCTTCTCCTGAAGGTTGGTCTCCGCGTCCTGGCGCGAGGTGCCGATCACGCGGACCTGCCGAACGACACCGTCGAGGTCTCGCACCCGGCATCCGGCGATCCCGCCATTCTTGGTCGCCTTGCTCGCGATCCGCCCATGGTCGCCGATCTTCAGCGGTGGCCGCCCTCTACTCATTTCCTCGCTCCTCGTCGTCGTTGCATCCACGCCTCGTTGCCCTCGTCGGACTCGTATCGATTCCCGAGCGCACCGCCGACCTTCTGCTCCACCCCATCAAGTCGTCGCTCGATGCCCTCTAGAGCCTCTTGCTTGAATGGCACCGGCGAGCGGCCAACAGCCCTCATTGCAGATCGCGCCTCCTGCCGCGCCGTCTCATACTTCGACCAAGCCGCGAGCAGCGCGTCCGCTTCACGGCCCATCGCAACTACGGACGCCTCTGCGAGGGCAAGGTCCGTGTCCTTGTCGACATCGTCGAACGGCAAAAGCTCAAGCACGCTCACGCCGAGCACCTGAGCAAACGCGGGCAGCTCCTCGACCTTGAGGGCTCGTTCGCCGGCCTCGATCCTGACGATGGTCTTCGCCTCGATACCCATGTCGGCACGTTCTTTGAGTTCATCGGCAAAAGCGTTGCGACTCAAAGACTTTCGCTCGCGAGCCTCGCGCACCTTTCGGCCGATCTCTCGGTTCATGTCCCACATGGTGACCATAGTACCCCAAAAGTGGGCATTGGAACTATCCCTCTTAGTGGGTACTGCTTGAAGGGTAAGGCAATTCATCCCCAACTGAGAGGAACGAAACATGTTGGACGACGACGAGGTTCTGGTCGCCAAACAGGCGGCCAAGATACTCGGCACGACCGAGCAGGCGCTCGCTCATGACCGTTCGCGCGGCATCGGGATTCCCTACGTCCGGGTGGGCCGCCGTATCCGCTATTTGCGTAGCGACGTGGTCGGCGCACTCGAAGCTGGCCGGGTCGTCCCCGGCGAGACCAAGACCGAGGTGGGTGCGGCATGAGTTCCCGCTTCGATCCCATCCGCGCCGAAGTCGTCACGCTTGGCGAGGACGAGGGTGCTCCTCGTGCCGCCGTTGCGATCCACACCGCTGGTGCGGTCGACACCGAGGGTTGCGTCGACATGACGCCCTCTGACGCGCTGGCGCTGGCCGAGCGCATCCGTATCGCCGCCCTCGGCGCCCTCGATGAGGAGCGGTCATGGTGATCAACACGCCTTCCGTGAGCCCCTTCCGCAACGATCGCGGCGAGTGGGTGGTCGGCATCGACTTTCACGACGGGAAGCTTGCCGCCTTCGAACTGCCTATCGACATGGCGGCCGACTTGGCCGAGAGCATCCGTGACAGCGTCGAGCTGGCGCGGAAGCGGGGGCGCACCAATGACTGACAACACGATGCCCGAAGGCCGCCGCCTGGTCCTGGAGCGCTTGCACCGCCAGGCGAGCGGTGGGCATTCGCTGCGCATCGACGCCGAGCTTCGCCTCGACGACCAGGGGCATGAGCGCGTGCTCGGTCTGCTCGCGGGGTACATCGCGTGCCCGTTCCCCGACGCGCCGGTCAGCGCTGACGCCTTCGATCACTTCGACACGACGGTCGACGCGGTTCGCCTGATCGGCCGGTATTGGGGCCTGAGCGACCAGGAGCTTGCGATCGCGGTCGCCGGGTACTCCGGTGGCCAGATCACCGGGCTCGGTCTCAGTGCCGCGCTGAACAACTTGTGCGCGAGCTATCTGGTCGCGGTCGGCCGTGACGAGGTTCATCCCCGCGCGATCACGGCCGTGTTGGCCCTCGCCACCGAGGGGGCGCAGGCAGCTTGAAAGCAATTCCCTTGAAAGACAACGCAACCCGGCGCACTAGCTCGACGCGCCGGGTTCGTTGTGTCCTCTGTCAGGAGGTGATCGCCACCGCCTAGAAGCGTTCAGGTCGTTCTTCAGGGGAGCCCGACCCAAACCAGCCCCCGGACGTGAAACAACCGCTGAAGCCAAAGCGTCCTAGAGCTTCTGCCCTTGTCGTGCATGGCCCGCCGACCAGGGCAATACCAGGATTCTACCGCCGTCCGGCTCATAGGACGAGTGGCTAGGAGCGCTGGCCCGGGAACGGATACGGGGCGAAATTCCGGGATTCCTTTATGGGTTGGAGGCCACACGAACGCAAGCGATCGAACGATTGGAGGAGGTGCAAGGGTGATCGACCTCAACGACTACAACAACTGCCCGGACACGATGAGCATCCGGCAGTACGTCTACCTCTTGCGGACCTCTCCCGAGGTCCTCATGCAGGAGGTCACCGGCTGGCCCGCGACCCGTCGCCGTCGACATGGCGGCGGGCTCCTGCCTCGTGGTGTCGGACTCGACGCGAAGTGGAAGGACCGCTGTCGCCTGTGCAACACCGAGGTGCGCAAGGGTGACCGCATCGCCTACGGTACCGAAGGGTTGGCGCATGTCTTGTGCCACCTCGCCCGCAAGGCACAGCAGCGCGTCGAGGCCCAGGCCGCAGCGGCGAAGACCGAGCACCGTCGCAAGCGCGACGCCAAGTTCGCCCGTCGTCGTCGGTCAGGTGTCGCATGAGGATCGCCCCGCGCGGATCGCACCGCGTCCGGCCGTCTGTCAGGGCGACGAAGAACGAGAGGTTCCCGATCGTCCTCGCCCTCGTCGGCATCGACTTCAGCATGACCGAGGAACAGGCCGTGAAGCTCGCGACCGACCTCGCCGACGCCGTCGAGCAGCACCGGGGGAAGTCATGACTCTGCCTCGTCCGTGCGCCCGATGTGGCGAGCCCGTCGCGTCCGGTTCGTACTGCGAGGAGCATCGGCCGGCCAAGCGCGCGAAGCCGCAGCGCCCGAGCCGTGAGCGTGGGTACGACGCCGCGTGGTTCCGGCTGTCCCGGCGTGCTCGCAAGCTTCAGCCGTGGTGCAGCGATTGCGGCACCGAGGAGGACCTGACCGCCGACCACTTGCCGAGCGCATGGGAGCGCAAGGCGAAGGGCCTGCCGCTCCGCTTGTCCGATGTCGAAGTGACCTGTCGAGCATGTAACTCGCGCCGAGGAGCTGCGCGTGGTCCTCGCTCGCGAGACTCTCGCGGTGGTCGTCCCGGTGGAACAACCACCGTCCGTCCCGCTAGCAACTCGCTAAGCAAGTCGCTAGCAAGTGCTAGGACCTCGCTCGACCCCAGGGGGGATACCCCAGACGAAGGGTCTCCCGGCCCCGGCGGGAAGCCGCGATCAGCGTTACTCATCGCCGAATATGACGCCGTCAGGGGGACGCGATGAGGTCAGGGAGTCCGTCGAGTCACTTTCATGTCGTCGCGGAACGGAAAGGACGGGGGAAGCGCCGGGTCGACGTTAGAGTCGCTCCCGTCGTCCTCGACAAACGTTCCCAAGTAGCGAAATCCGGTCCACCATTCGTCCAGTTCGCCGTCTTTCCGCGACGCGGGGAGGCGTTCGATCTGCTCCACCCTGAGCCAGAGTTTGCCGGTCTCAGGACTAGCAATGATGTCACCGACGCGAACCTCGTCGGTGCTGACATGTTCGGTTCCCATGCGGGGAGCTTGCCATGAAAGCAGGGCCCAAGGCTCGCACTCTCGACAAGCCGCTCCCGTTCCGTCCGACGGTCACCGGCTCGGCCGCCTTCGAGAAGTTCGCCGCGAAGTTCATTCGGGTTCCGAAGGGGACGAACGCGCGGTCGCCGCTGAAGCTTCGCCAGTGGCAGCGCGAGCTGATCGCGTCGATCGAGGACGCCCAGCCCCAGCCCCGCACGGCCGGTTGGATGCTCCCGCGCGGCCAGGGCAAGAGCACGTTGATCGCCGCCTATGGCTTGTTCCGTTTCTTCACCGACGGCGACGGGGCGATGGTCGTCGTGGTCGCGGTCGACGAGCGTCAGGCCGGGATTGTGTTCGGTATCGCGCGGCGCATGGTCGAGCTCGACGAGGAGCTGAGCAAGCGGGTTCAGGTGTTCAAGGACCGGCTCTATTGGCCCGCCTACGACGCCACGTTCGCCTGCCTGCCCGCCGAGCCGAAGCGCCTGGAGGGCCTCGACTACACGCTGGCGATCCTCGACGAGGCGGGGGTCGCGAGCCGCGAATCCTATGAGACCCTCACCCTGGCCCAGGGCAAGCGCGAGCGGTCGACCGTCGTCGCGATCGGCACGCCGGGACCCTCGATGGACTCGCCCCTAATGGACCTACGCGCCGCCGCGATCGCCAACCCCGGCGACACCTCGCTCGTGTGGATCGAGCACTCGGCGGCCGGGTTCGAGGATCACCCCGTCGACTGTGAGCACTGTTGGTCCCTGGCGAATCCGGCGCTCGGCGACTTCCTTCACGCCGACGCGATGACCGCGCTCCTGCCGCCCAAGACTCGCGAAGCGGTGTTTCGCCGCGCCCGCCTCTGCCAGCTCGCTGTCGACCGCGAGGCCGAGTTCATCCCGGCGAGCGTGTGGGCCGCGCTCGGCACCGGGGAGACGATCCCCGAGCGCGCCGAGGTCGTCCTGGCCCTCGACGGTTCGTTCTCCGACGACACCACGGCCTTGCTCCTGGCGACGGTCTCGACGACGCCGCACTTCGAGCCGCTGGCCGTGTGGGAGAAGCCCGCCGACGATCCCGACTGGCGCGTGCCGGTAGACGAGGTCGAGCAGGCGATCCGCGAAGCCTGCCAGCGCTACCGCGTGATCGAGGTGATCGCCGACCCGTTCCGGTGGACCCGCTCGCTTCAGCTCCTCGCCGACGAGGGCCTCCCGGTCTACGAGTTCCCGCACAGCGCGCCACGCCTGACGGCCGCGACGACCGATGTCTATTCCGCCGCCACGAACGGAAAGTTCTCCCACTCAGGAGATCCCAGGTTCGCCGAGCACATCGCGAACGCGATCGTCTCCGACGACGCCCGAGGTATCCGACTGACCAAGCGCTCACGGTCCCGCAACGCCGGGAAGATCGACCTCGCCGCGTGCTTGGTCATGGCCCACAGCCGCGCCACCTGGCGCGCAATCAATCGGCGCAAGCGCCGGAGAGTGATCAGCTACTAATGACGATCAACGACACGATTCAGCCCCTGACGACCAAGCTCGACACGACGGCCCCGAAGTTGGCCGCCCTCGATCGGTATTGGACCGGCACCCAGCCCGCCGCCTTCTTGTCGACGAAGTCTCGCGAGGCCCTCGACGGCCGCCTGACGACGCTCTCGGTCAACTTCCCGCGCATGACCGTTCGCTCGCGTTCAGAGCGCTTGGAGGTCAACGGCTTTCGCACCTCACCCGACGGCGACCCCGACCCTGACCTGTGGCGCATCTGGACGCGCAACGGACTGGAATCGGCCGCCGACGCCGCCCACGTCGACGCCCTGCTCTACGGCCGCAGCTTCGCGGTCGTGTGGGCCGACTCGGCCGGTAACCCGACGATCAGCATCGAATCCGCCCACCAGCTCGCCGTCGAATTCGACCCGCTCACCCGCGAGGTGCTGCGCGCATTCAAGCGCTGGGTCGACCCGAACGCCAAGCGCGGTTATGCGGTCCTCTACGAACGCGAGGCGATCACCAAGCTCACCGCCGACGCCCGCACCGGAGACCCGGCCGCCCTGTCGGCGACCGCCTGGAGCGCGACCGAGATCATCCCCAACCCGCTCGGCATCGTGCCGGTGGTCCCGATCGTCAACCGTGGCCGCCTCCTGGAGCTGGACGGCACGAGCGAGGCCGACGACGTGCTCGGCCTCACCGACGCCCTGGCCAAGCTCCTCGCCGACGCGATGACGACGAGCGAGTTCTACGCCCGCCCCCGCCGTTGGGTCACCGGCCTGGAGATCGTCGAGGAGCCCCGCCTCGACGACGCGGGTAACCCGGTCCTCGACGAGCACGGCGAGCCGATCGTCGATGTCCTGGAGCCCTTCAGCAACGAAATGAACCGCATGATGCACGCCGAGGACCCCGACACGCGGTTCGGTCAGTTCGACGCCGCCCGCCTCGACGGCTACGGCGACATGATCGCCACGATCACCAACCAGGTCGGCGCACTGTCGGGCCTGCCGCCCCACTACTTGGGTCTTGCTGGCGACCAGCCCGCCAGCGCCGAGGCCCTCCGCGCCTCCGAGGCGAGTCTCGTGTCGCGGTGCTACGACCTCCAGCAGCAGTTCGGCCGGGCCTGGTCTCAGGTCATGGCCCTGGCAATCGCGGTCCGCGACGGGGTCGACCCGCGCACCCTGGACATCTCGACGATGTGGGCCTCGCCCGAGACCCGCACCCCGGCCGAGGCCGCCGACGCCGCCGCGAAGCTGACCGCGATCGGGGTCCCGCTCACCGTCGCCGCCGACGTGGTGCTCGGCTGGACGCCCGAGCAGATCGCCCGATTGCGCACCGCGACCCGCCTCCAGAGCCTCGACACCGCGCCGCTCACCCTGGCCCCGCAGGAGCCCGCAGCATGACCTACGACGACGAGCTGACCGAGGTAGCCGACCAGAGCAGCGCCGACGCGCTCGCGATCCTGGCCGTCTACCTCGCCGCCACCGAGACCAGCCCGAGCACCTCCGAGACCGCCGCCGCGATCGCCTTCAGCGTCGCGCTCCACAACGCCACCGCCGTGAAGCTGGCCGACTTGCACCTGGCCGACCTGCTCACCGTTTCGGCCGGCCGATCAGTCTTGCCGCTCGGCCTGGCCCCGTCCGAAGGTGACATTCCTAGGCTGACGGCCGCCGTCGAGACCATCCTCGCCGAGGACTCGGCCCTCGCTCGCGAGCCCGAGCCCGCAATCGCCGCAGCTCCCGAGGTCGCGCCGGGAAATGTTGCGCCGCAACACGAGCGCAACAGCCTCCAGAGAGTCGACCGGCTGGCACGGTCTGAGCCCCTGGAAGCCGCCTCGCACGCTGAAGGGCAAGCGGTGGCCCTGAGCGACCTCGTCGTCGCCTGGACCCGCGTGCTGAGCCCTGGAGCGTGCACCAAGTGCGTCGCGTGGGCCGAGGGCGGCCGAGAGTTCCCCAAGAAGGCCGCATTCAAGCGGCACCACGGATGCACCTGCACCCGTGGACCTATCACGAAGGAGGATCGCCTTGCCGAACGAAACTGACCCCGAGGTCGACATCATCGAGGAGGTCGACGAGGACGCCACCGAGACCACCGACGAGGAGGTCGACGAGCCCACCGAGGAGGTGCGCGAGTTCTCCGAGGACTACGTCCGGTCGCTGCGCAAGGAGAACGCCCGGTATCGCCAGCGCGCCAAGGAAGCCGACACGCTCGCCGAGCGCCTGCACGTCGAGTTGGTCCGCGCGACCGGCCGTCTGGCCGATCCCGGCGACCTCGCGTTCGCCCCCGAACACCTCGACGACCCCGAGAAGCTCACCGCCGCCCTCGACGCGCTTCTGGAGGCCAAGCCCCACTTCGCCGCCCGCAAGGTCGCTGGCGACATCGGCCAGGGCGCGACCAGCACGCCCGAGCCGACCAGCCTGTCGGCGATGCTGCGCGCCCGCGTCTAGGAATCGTCGCGCCGGTTCGGTAGAATCGAAAGTGCGTTCGGGTTGCTCCGAATTGGGTGTTGGCCCCCGAACGCACTCGCCCCGGCTCGCGACCCTGATGGTCCGAGCCAGGGTCTCCCGCCCCAGGAGGGCAACCCATTCCCGACCCCGAAGGTCACCGCAATCACACGATTCTGGAGATCTTCCCATGGCCGTATCCACTTCCACCGCCGCCGAGTTGACCGCGACTCAGGTTCAGTCGGTCCTCGTCCAGCCCCTCGAAGCGGCATCACAGTTCCTCGCCGCAGGCCCGCAGGTGTTCGACACCGCTGGCCCGATCCGCATTCCCAAGCTCGGCGGCCCCGTCACCGATCCCGGCTTCACCGCCGAGAACACCGAGATTCCCGGCCGCGATGTCGACTTCGACGAGGTCGCCCTGATGCCCTCGACGATGCAGAGCGTCAAGGTGCTCACGAAGTTCAGCAACGAGCTGGCCCGCCAGTCCGTCGTCGCCCTCGACGCCGCGATTCAGCAGCGCCTCGTGACCGACGTGGCCGCCAAGATCGACGCGACGTTCTTCAGCGCCACAGGCAACGGCACCACGACCCCGAAGGGCCTGTTCGCCTGGTCGGGCACTCAGTCGGTCGCGGTCGGTGGCGCGTTGTCCTTCGACGCCCTCCTCGACGCTTGGGGCAAGGCCCTCGAAGCCAACGTGAGCACCGCCAATCTGAAGTGGTGCCTGCGCTCGCGCGACGTGGTGAAGCTGCGCAAGCTCAAGGACACCAACGGCCGCTACCTGATCGACCCCGATCCCACGGTGGCCGGTGGACAGACGTTGTTCGGCCTGCCGGTCATCATCTCCGACCGGATGCCCGACACGACTGGAGGTTCGCCGACCGGCCGGGGCGCGCTCGTCGACTTCTCCCAGATCGCCGTCGCCCGCGACCTGGCCCCGTCCGTGACGATCCTCGACCAGACGTTCGCCGACTTCGATCAGCAGGCGATCCGCGTCGTCACCCGCTACGACGTGGCCCCGCTCAACCCGACCGCAATCGTCACCCTGACCGGAATCACCATCTAGTCATGGACCTCGCCGAGCGTTACGAATACCTCCGCGACGGCGACGACGAGAACATCGAGATCGTCGAGGCGTTCGTCCGCGCCTATACCCGAGGGGTCGGGTTCGACAAGCACACCGGCTTGCCGATCCCGGCCCTCGCCGGGGTGATCCTCGCCGCCGCCAAACGCCTCGAAGTGAGCCCGATCATCGGCCAGGCCACCGAAGGGGGCGAGGTCCGCTACGACGTGTTCAAAGGGTTCAACCTCGCCGAGCTATCGGTTCTCAACGACTACCGCCGTAGGAGCGCCTGACATGGGCGACATCGACCTCGACCAGCAGTTCGTGAACGAGTGGCTCAACGGCCCCGAGTGTGAGCGGATTCTCGGCGACGTGGCCGACGAGGTCGCCGACTACTGGGCGGCCCACGCCCGACGCCGGACCGGCAACATGGCGACCAACACGATCGCGACCACGGTCATGACCGCCAGCGGATGGAACGGCTACTTCGAGGTACTCCCGTACTACGCGAAGTTTCAGGAGCGCGGCACGCACGACGTCGAGGCCATGCACCTGATCGAGGAAATCGTCGCGCTGATCGAGGGCGGCCTGTGACCGGCCGCCAAGCCCACAAGGGCAAGAAGCGCCCGCGCTCCTGGCACCGCCGATTCAACGGCCCCGACAAGGCCCACCTCGTCGCACAGCGCAAGATCGACCGAGCCTTGCGTCGAGCGGCCAAGCAGCTCGTCGACCCCGATTCGCTCCCCGCTTAA